GTAGGATAGACTGAACTAAAAAACTGTTCGGCTATATTGGAGGGAATAAAAGCAAACTCATCAAGAAAAATAATATTATATGAACCACCACGAACCGCAGATGCGGACGTACTCGCCGCAATAATTTTAGAACCATTCTCTAACTCCAATGAACCTTTGTTCCAATTCATTACCCCCTGTTGCATCCATTCTGGTAGATGCTCGTATGCAAGTTGAAATCTTCCTAACAAGTCTCTCGCTGTTGCGGCCTTGTTAGCAAGAATAGCTACATTCACCGCCTCATTGAAAATGACGTAGTGAATAAGATATGATATAATCGTAGTTGATTTGCCTGACTGTCTAGGCAGTTTACAAATCGTAAACCGATTACTATGAAATGTACCTACCATCTCCTTTTGAAAATCGTAGAGTTTAAATGGGATTAACCCCTCATCAATACTGACGATGTTTACATAGTTCTCTATAAAGTATGCAGGATTTTTCTGACACTTTATAAACTCTGCAATCTGTGCTTCATCATATGAATGTGTAACTGCAGCAGGCTTTAGATTTGGATTACCTTTGTAATTTGTCCGTAGATCCATTACTCTTATCCTTTAAAAGATTTTGTAATTCTTTTGTCGAGCCAATAAACAATGCATTAGTAACATTCTTAGGAGCATGATCAGGAACTTCTTTCAATTTTTTCATTTTTTCTTGCAAATCAACTAAACGCTCTGTAACTTCTGAAACATTTTTAATCAATTGACCTGCAACTTCATAGGCTCTTGGGTGTTCACCTTCTTTAGCCACCTCAAGTATGCCATCTATTGCGTCTTGACCTCGCTCAACGAGGCTGTAGAAGTTTTCACGACTATACTTATAGTCTGCATCAGCATGATCTAAAGTGTCGTCAGGCCGTGGCACAAGAGGTTTAGGACTTAAAATTTCCTCTTTAATACTCTGTGTTAGTCCAAGAGCGTCACCTATTTTCTGATCAATATTCTTTATCATCCATCCACCCACTCACTTATTGTTTCATTAAAACCAAAGTTATCATCAGCATCTGGAACACTAGAAGTTTCTAGAGTAACTTTCGCAACTCTAGGTGGTGTCTTATCTTGCAAGTTAGCATATGCAGAAACTTCTGCCTTTGTAATTGGCTTGGCTGTAGTAACAGGACCATATACATAAGCCTTGGCTACAAAATTAAACGTATAAATTATTGCTCTACGTTCTGTAAAACTACCTGTATAAGTATCTTCATAACCAATGCTATTCAGCACTATAGGAACATCTCGTACCACATCCATTTCTGGTACTTCATTAATAGTAACTGTATATTCTGGTTGGAAAAATGGTAGTATCTGTTCTACGATTTGAATACCATCATCTGAATTTTTGGTCATAACAAACATTTCAAAATTTAAATTATAGGGTACAGGTGAATACTGAGTATTCATCTGCTTTAATTTTTTGTCCTCGGTATTGGATACTTTCTTTCGTTTCATAATCCTATTTAATTTTCTACTAGGATCGTAGTCAAGACCTGCAATTTCAAAACCAATTCTAGGTAATGTAATTGCTACCTTTTGATCCAAATTAGGATCTGCATCTAAACGTACCATAAACTTTTGTTTCGGTCCGTATGCTAAAGGAACTTTCATAGATTGTACTTCTGTTCCTGCGCTATTACGTCTTGAAATATAGATATCATTAAACAAACTACCAAATGCTATAATGCATTTCCTTAATGACTCGTTATAAAAATATTGTCCTAACATTATGTACTCTCCGTAGGATCACCAAATGGGTTTGATTCTGTAAAGTCTAGGACAGGATCACCAATAACTCCTGTTGCCCTTTCCTCAAACCATTCGTTCTCCGATTGTGTGTCTATTGTGGCTAATCTATAATCTTCATTAATAATAAAGAATGAGTAGTAAGCATCCGAATCTTCTGTAAGAATTGATAGGCCTGCCTCTTCGGTTTCACCAAGGAGGTATTCTCCTGTTGCAGTCTCAAGAATAATATCAGAGGCTGTGGGTGGCCATGGATTCGGTAGAGGATTCTGGTCGTATATAGTGCCCCACTCTTGACCAATTCTTTCATTAAATGCAACTTGATTCTCTAGAGAGAATTCATATTCAAGAGCATCAGTACTCCTCTTAGTTTCAATATCATCAATTGCATAAATGCCTGTATCAAGTACTTCACTTGAGTACTCAAAGGTACGACAATACAATTTATAAACAGGCAGATTATCTATTTGATAAAAAGGATCATCGTGATCCACAAAGCTGATTTCAAACAGCTTCTTTACTGTTGGCATATAAATTAAATCGCCTTCATCTGGCCTTGATGATACTATAAGATTGGCATCACTACTTACAGTATTGTCCCACCGCCTACGAGCAACTACAAAAGTTGTTTCATCTCTAATTTCTAAACCAAATCTAGAAACTAATTCTTTCTCTCCTTCGTACCCCTCTTGAGTTTCCATCCACATCTCTATGCCATAGGCATCATCAAATCGTGACAATGCATCTTCACCAAACAGCTCGTCTTTATTTACGAGAGTCCGTGGAATATAGAACACATCATGTCCATATATCTGTATGGCTTCAATGGCTAAATCTTCGTAGAGGTGTTGCTCATTAGGAGTACCTCTTGAGAAAAATACATTAGTACTCATTCAATTATCCAATATCAAAATTAACAGGAGTTTCAAATGTCAATCTACCCTGTTCTTCTAAAGTTGCAATTTCTTCTTTAGCTTCGTTGTATATAGTTTCACCATTCATAGTGACTCCACCCAACATAGTTACCCCTTGAAATTTAATAAGATTTTCTCCCCACTGTTTCTTTATTAGTGCAGTTGCATATCTCTTTAACCAAAAATCATTATAGGCTTGTGTAAATTCTGACGGATTAATTTTTCTATAAACTTCAAAAATAAGATAATCATTAACACTCATATCACTCTCCCAATCCATATTAACATAAACTCTATCTTGATGCATATTAAATTCTATAGGCTTTTCACCCACTAAAATCATATCAAGTAAATCTAATTGCCATAATACCTGTTGATAGTATATAATAGAAATGTCTGAAAAATCGTAGAGATCATTCAGTCTTAACTGATATCTGATATCAAACATATTCATAGTACCACGATTATCAAAAGGCAATATTCTTAATACTGCTTCTACACCATCAGGCATTGTAAAATAGGTTTGTCCGGTATACCATATTTGATCGACACTTAATGCTACAGTAGCACCATTCCCATGAGTATTACTGAGTGCGGCTATAGTTAAATCATTACCAGACTTTGCAGTATATGCTTTAGTCTCTGCATTTCCTTCACCCTTTGAAATAATTACACTCCCACTTGATGGAAATTGTGTAGCATCTGCCAAAGTTATAGTAGTAGCTGAAGATGCAGCACCACCAGGCAATGTACTGGCCGGTGTATTTGTAGTTTCTGTTACAGTTTCAGAACTGTTAGTTTTACCTCTATCTTTATCAGCTTGTGTGACTTTATGTTTTAAATACATTCGACGCTGACCACCACCCATAAACATCTGGTAATACTGGACAGCTTCGTCTATACGATCATCTACCTGATCGGCATCCACATTGATTTCTATAACTGGATAGCCCAGTTTTCTTTTACACCAATCTCCAAATTCTGTTTTCGTTGCTGGTATTGCCATATCTTTATCCTAATGCTATTGCCATTATGGTAGCTTTCGTTGTTACCTCAGCGTCACTGGCACCTTTGTTAGCTACTTCTACAACCGCACCATTACTATCTTTTACATACATCTTTTGGTCAAATGTATTAATAGCCACTTCACCTGTCTGTAAATCATTTTGTGAAGGAACTGATGTTGGTATTTCTGATCTTTTTAATTTAATTCTTGTGGCCATTAATATGTGCCTCCGTCTACACTACCAGACCAAGATATTGTATCTGTTCCGGAACTATAAGTAAGTACATCTCCATCTGTAGTGCCCGACAATGCACTAAATGTATCAGCAGCATTTGCCACCAAAACAGAACCTTTAGCAGCCGCAGTAATTCCCGTACCACCTAAAGCAACCGAAACAGTATCTAAATCTATTGTAACAGCTCCTGATGTTCCACCACCTGTCAATCCCGTTCCGGCCGTAACACTTGTAATATCACCACTACTAAAATTAGAAACTAAAACTTTCTTTGTAGTACTG